AAACTAAGTCTTTGCCGACTTTAAATATTACTAATGTATATGGTAGTGTTCCCCTCAACAAAGAAGGAGCAGAGCTTACTGCATATCCATACATTAACTTATATTCCACATTTAATGATGGGTCTGTGGGATTAGGAGACTCGGAACTTCCTACTGATCATAGACAAACCACAGATAGAAGAGGAAAAGTTTTTGGTTCTGATGATGCTGTAAAAACTATTGTTGTTGAAGTAACTAATACTACCCAACCACTTTCAAGTATTACAGATGCAAACTTTGATACTTTACTTGGAGAAGTTCATTTTATTAAAACTAGAAATGATTCTGGTGCTGCAACTTCTGTTTCATCCGTAAAAGGACTTGCTTTTGCAAAAGTAAACAAACCATTAATTAATGCAAATGACTCCGTTAAATTTCTAGAATTAACAATTCTTGGTAAGAAAGATGATCTAGATTTATTATTTCTTGAGTATGATTTAGGAGACTCAAATTACCAAAGAAAAATATTTATTGCTAATTCAGATGCATCTTCCGACTCTAATGAACTGGGTTTTATTGTAGATTACAGTGAAACAATTACACCTGTTATTGGTAGAGCAAAACCAAATAATTTTGCTCTTAAGAAAACAGGATCAGGATTTAATAATGACTCTGATATTATTTTATCACAGGGTCGTCAATCTGATGGATCAACAACTTACAATGCAACATTTGGATTATCTTATTTTGATCCAGAATTTTTTACCAAAATTTTATTAGATACCATTCCTGCAGCAGGAGCATTTGGAATTGGTAAATATGTATTTGGTTTAAAATCTGGAGCGTATGGAGTTGTTGAAGGTAGTCCTTCTGGAGTATATTCCGTAGGAAAACTTTTGTTCATAAAAACTCTATCTGGTAGATTTCAGTCAGGAGAATCTATTAAGGATGAAGGTGGAAATGTAGTTAAAATTGCAAAAGATAATACAGTATCTCATTTTATTGTAACCAATCCTGGGTTGGGATATGCAGACAATTCAAATATTGTAGTTAATGGCGTTGAGTATGATAACTCTGTTGTTGATCTAGCAAGATTAAACAGCGGTGCTTTCTATAGAGCAGAAGTTAAAAATAAGTCTGCTCTATCAACAGAGTATGCACAACCACCGTCAATAACTGTAAAACAACCTGATGGTTCTGCAACACCCGCTCAAGGTGCAGTTATTTTAGCAGTGTTGACTAGAAATGCAGTAACAACATATACTCCACAAAATGTAAAATCAGTTTCTGCTAAGTATGGATCTGCTGGAGAAAACGTATTTACTGCAGATGTTGTAGTTGATGATTCAGAATTTGCAGAAATTAAATCTATTACTGATTTTACTTTCTTTGGATCTAAAGGATATAATTTTATTGAATCTACCAGTTTCAATGCAGATGCTAGTAATGTACTGCAGCAGGGTGATATCATTCAGTTCTCTGATGAAGATAACAATTTAGTACGTTCAACTATCCAATATGCAACAGTAAAACAAGGAGCATTTAAGACCAGAATCTATTTGGATACAATGCTTCCTGGTGATGTTGTTAATACTAGCATTGTACGTTTGCGTCCTAGAGTAGATAGTGCAAACCAAGGAACTTTAATTTATCCAACTGGAAGCAATCAAATTAAGCAGATTGCTGCAACACCAGAGGAAACTAAGATTAAGTATTTCTTCCGCAGAGATTTTGTAACTACTGCATCTACTGGTGGTGGCATTATTACCTTTGCTGCTCAGTTGCCATTTGGCACACAAAGATTTGCTGCTTTTACTGAAAAAAATTATATTATTACTGTTCTAGATCCCGGCGATTCTCCTGTTGTAAACATTGGAGATATTGTTTATATTGATAAGGATGCAGTAGAAATTAGTTCATCTACTGATACTAGCAGTGGACTTATTGCTGGAAGTATTAGTTTACAATTACCAACAACATATTTTGGAACAATTCCATCAAATGGAACTTATCCAAAGTTAAAACTGACTGCTACATTAGAAGTAGAAAATGCAAAACCAAGATTAAAAACTTCTGTAGAAAATAGAAGAATTGTAATTACTTCTAGTGGTGATAGAGTAATTCCATTTAGGGGTGTTAATTATGATAATGAAGTTGTTGAAACACTTTCATATTCTGATGCGTACAAACTTAGATATGTTTATGAAGGTAGTGCTACTCAACCACCCCAAGCAAACTCTGCTGGAGAGTTAATTTCTGGTTCTGATGTCACAGATAGATTTACATTTGATGATGGTCAAAGAGACACTGTTTATGATGTTTCTAGATTAGTTCTAAAACCAGGATATGAACAGACTACTGGACAACTTCTAATTGCTTTCGATTACTTCGAGCATTCTGTTGGAGATTTCTGTACAGTTGATAGTTATATTCATGAAGCTGGTGTGACGGAAGATGAAATTCCATCGTTCAATTCATCTGTTTATGGTATTGTCAATCTTAAAAATATTTTAGATTTCAGACCTAAAGTAGATACCACTGCAACTATTGCTGGTTTCCAGGATACAGCGTCTTTATCAAGAACAGTTGGTCCATTTGCTGGTTCTGGTGCTATTATTGCATCAAGTCCCGCATCTGATACCAATTTAGAATATACTTTATCGTTCAGTCAAGTACAATATCTTGATAGAATTGATGGTGTATTCCTCAATAAGAATGGTAAATTTATTGTTAAGGAAGGAAATTCCTCACTCAATCCATCCAAACCAGATCTTATCGATGATGCAATTCCTCTTTTCTATGCATACATTCCTGCGTTTACACAAAATAGTAAAGATGTAAGAATTACTCCAGTTGATAATCGCCGTTATACAATGCGCGATATTGGTAAATTGGAGAAGCGTATTGAGAGACTTGAGTATTATACCACTCTTAGTGTTCTTGAGCAACAAGCTCTTAATATGCAAGTTAAGGATGAAATTGGATTTGACAGATTTAAATCTGGTTTCTTGGTAGACAATTTTGAATCGCATAGAACTGGCAATTTAACTTCTTTAGATTACCAGTGTTCCATTGATTCTCAGCAAGCAGTCTTGCGCCCACAATCGAAAGAAGATTCTTTTATACTCAAGGAAGTAAATACCAGAGAAGATCAAAGAGTTGTTTCTGGATATAAAAAATCTGGAAATGTAGTTACTTTACCATATTCTAGTTTAGAATTTATCGGTAATAGTTTTGCATCAAAGACTCTTAATCCAAATCCATTTGTTGTCCTCCAGTATGTTGGAGATTCTGTGCTCTCTCCAAGTATCGATCAATGGTATGATACCACAGAAGAACCACTAATTGTAGATACTAATACTGATCTATACAAGATTTTCTTATCCAAAGAAAATGTAAAAGAAAGTTTTTCTAGTTTGTATAATTCTTTTGTAATTAACTGGGTTGGTTCATCACCATCATTCTCTTCAATTAATTCTCTTGGCAATGTTAATAGTCAGGATGCTCAGTCAAAAGTAAAACTAGCATCTACTGCTAGTTCTTCAAACATCAGTCCAAAAAATAATGATGTTGCAAAAGGAGTTCAAACTAAAACTGTAAGAGGAAATGCCGTATCTTCTGCTCTACAATTTTTTGCTAGAAGTATTCCAGTTAAGTTTGTTGTTAAAAGACTAAAACCAAATACAACTATTTCTGTCTTTTTGGAAGGTAGAAACATTAGTCGTTGGGTAAATCCAGATCTCAGATTTACTGGGGTTGCTGGTAATTCACCGTCTGCTTTTAATGGACCAGTAACTACAGATGATGATGGAAATGCTAGTGGTATTATTATTATTCCTGCTGGACTTCCACCGGAAGAAAATACAACTTGGACGGGAGATGTAGATACTATTTCATACGATTCTTCTGGAGAAGAAGTAAAAATTGCAGCGGGTATCAAAACATTTAGATTTACATCTAGTTCCACAGACGAAGACAAATCTACTGTAGATACTTATGCAGAAGTTAAGTATTATGCAACTGGTATTTTGCCAGAAAATCCAGGAACAATTGTTTCAACAAAACCATCTTTCTTTAAAGCAAATGAAGGTGTGCAGTTTGTAGATAGCAATACTGATAATCCAGTTCGTCCTAATCCATTAGCACAAACTTTCAAAGTTGAAAACTATGATGGTGGAGTATTTACTACTGGTGTTGATTTATTCTTTAGTAATAAGAGTAATAGAATTCCAATCAAAGTTTATCTTACTAATGTTGATTCTGATAAGCCAGGAAAAAATATTATTCCTGGTACAGAAAAAGTTATATCTCCATTTACTTTCCTTAAGATTTTCACTAACGGAAATGTTTACTTGACTCAAGGAGAATCAATTACTGGTTCGACTTCTGCCGCAAGTGGTCCTCTTTCTAAAATCATTGACAAAAATGGTGTTGATCTAGTTCCTTCGTCTTCAGGAAGATACTTACTAACAAACGAACAAGTTTACACTATGGTTTTAGATAACCACAATGGTCGTTCATTTAATCAAAATGAAAATCTGATCATACCATCAGTAACGTTATCAAATAACACACAAGGAACAAATTCGGTATTAACTATTGCAAAAGATAGTGGAAAAGTTTCTGCTGTTAAAATCTTGAATCCCGGATTAAATTATGATAGCGCAATTATCACAATTGAAAGTCCACAACTTTCTGGTGGATCGGTTGCAACTGCACGAGTAGAAGTTTCTGGTGGTAAAATTTACAACACAGAAATTTCTCTACCTGGTTTTGGATATACAGAACCACCATCAGTAGTCGTCAGAGGCGTCGGAAATGGCGCTGGAGGGTGTGTTATTGAGACAGAGATAGAGATTAACACCCCAGCAGTTAGAATGGGTGTAGCAATTGATTCTGAAGAGATCACAGACTCCACAATACCAACACACTTTGCTTTTGATTATCCTGTATATCTACAGAATGATACCGAATATGCTCTTGCTGTTGAAACAGATTCAACTGATTACGAACTGTGGGTGTCGCGACTTGGTGAAACAGATATTGCTACAAGCACAGTTATCACTACACAACCTTCACTTGGTTCTGTTTATAGATCTCAGAATACTGAGAATTGGACAGAAGATAATTATGAAGATATCAAGTTCAAAATGTATAGAGCAGAGTTTGATATTACAAGAACTGCAGAGTTAATTCTTACAAATGAAGATTTGGGATACGAACTTCTACAGAAGAATCCATTCCAAACCAGTGCTACAGCAAACACAAATGCAACTTCGTTGTTGTTTAGAAACAATAACAGTATTGTACGTGTTAATCACAGAGATCACGGATTTGAAACTCTTGGAGATTCTTATGTTTTCTATAGAACAGCACTAGAAACTGGTGGTATAACATCAGATGTTTTAAATAACACGTTGTTCCAGATTTCTAATAGCGGAGTTGATACGTATGACATTACATCATCTATTGCTGCTTCTGGAAATATTATAGGTGGTGGAGATAAAGTTTATTCTTCTTATAACAGAAAATATGAAACTTTATATCCACAGATGCAATATCTATCTTTTACGGGAACTAAGATAGAATCTATGGTAAAAACCACAAATGTTATTGCAGTAGATGCTTCCAAAATTAATTATGATTCATATGATCAATCTGATTACGAAAAAACTTTCTTGAATGAACCTCATTACTTCGCTAATCAAAAATTCATTTCTTCAAATATTAATGAAATATTAAATAATCTAACCAATTCTCTGTCATATAAATTACAACTATCTTCTACAGTATCACACCTTTCTCCTGTTGTGGATCTATCAACTTCTAGTGTAAAAACATCCACTAATAGGATAGATAAAGCATATGGACAAGAGGATCGCTATGGAAGAAAAGATCAAATCATTGAATTTTATCCCATCTACTCATTTAATATTTCCAATATCACTGGAGTGACTGTTCAGAATGATCAAGCAATTGAGGGATATAACTCTAAAGCAGTTGGTAAGATTGCAAAAGTTTCTGGATCTACAGTTTGGGTAAAACTTAAGACTTCACAGTTCTTCCAGAAAGGAGAAAGAATTACTTTAGGCAATCAACCAACTTTGGTTGAAACTGTAAATGGAGTAGAAGTTCCATTGGCAATTGTCGATACAAATCCAATTCAAAACTTCCAGGAAATTCCTGATGCTTCTACAATTACAGCAAGAAATCCAGCTACACCAACAGAAACTTATGATAATGTTATTACTGGTAAAGCAGTAATTTGGAATGATAGAACACAAGAATTGACATTAAGAACTGACACTCAACCTATTGCCGGTGATTTTAATGGAAGGATTCGAGATAGTGATGCATATGCTAGAAAAGCACAGTTAGTTGATCAAGTTTCTGATATTTTCCGTGTAGGTGATATTGTATCATATCCGAACCAACCTGCTGATGAAGCCTTCTTCTTGGAAGTTGGCACTATGACATATAGCAATGGTTCTGAATTTGTTTCTGAACTTACTTCTAAGAATAGTTCTTCTGTTGCTAAGTATATTACAAAAGAAGTTTCTATCACAAATCCAGCTACTGCGATTGATATACATTTAACTTTAAATGCCAGAGATCTTTCTGATATCGAAGTTTTATACAAATTCAAAAAAGCATCTAGCAATGAAAACTTTGAGGATATTGATTGGGAATACTTCAATGGCACCGGTCAACCTGATTCTCTAGAAATTGCTACTCCTGAAAATAGCATTTCGAGTATAATTGAGAAGCAAGAATCTTATCAGGATATTACTTACAGCGTAGCAGATCTCCCAGAGTTCTCGTCATTTGCAATTAAAATTGTTATGAAAGGAAATGATCCTGCATATGTTCCGAAGATTCAAGATATTCGTGCAGTTGCTGCATTCTAATTTCCGCGTATGGGTTATATTAAAGTCAAAGGGCATGATGGTCTTGTCAGAGACGAGACCTCAGGTGCCATAGTCAATCACAGCGATTCTGCTATCCAAGCAAGACGCAAGCAGCGACAGCTGAATTCCGCGTTGGACGACATAAATATGTTGAAGGATGAAGTCTCTGAAATTAAATTCCTACTTAGAGAGTTAATAAAAAATGCCAGCAATTAATGTCGCTAGAACTGATACCTTTGAAAAACAAAGGGTCAAAATTAATGAAATTGGTTCTCAAATTTTTAATGTTACTGCTGGTGGCAGTGATCTTGCTACGGGCAATTTAAAACTAGGAGATGGTACTAAAACAGTTCCGTCTTTGGCTTTTACAAATGATGACGATACTGGTTTTTTTAGACCAGAATCAAAAACAATTGGTGTAATTTCAAACACCAAACTTATTGCTACTTTTAACAATCAAGATAACAAATTTTTTAACGATGTTAATTTTGTTAAGAATGAAATATCAAGTTCATTTATAACTATCAATAATAGCGGAGACAATTACGATCCGGGAACGTATTCCAATGTTTCTGTTATTGGCGGTTCTGGAATTAATGGATTAATCAACATCTCAATTGAATCATTTACGGGATCTATCACTAACTATGGAACAGGTTTTATTCCGGGTTCATATGCGGCAATTCCAGTATCTGGTGGAAATGGAATTGGAGCAACTATAAATTTTCAAGTTATTGATATTGAAGGTGATGTTACAAATGCAGGATCTTCATACTCGGATGGTCTCTATAGTGATGTTCCATTTACTGGGGGAAACGGATCGGGAGCAACATTTGGTTGTAATGTAAATGCGGGTGAAGTAACTGGAGTTACTATTTCAAATTCTGGTGTAGGATATCAAAATGGAGATATTCTTTCTGTCAGTAATGCAGATCTTGGAGGATCCGGTGGGGGATTTAGTTTTACTATTACTAGTAATCCCGGCACAGTTGACGAATCATCATTTCAATTTTCAGAAAAAGGAACTGGATATCTTGTAAATGATACGTTAACTTTGCCAGGAGCAGTTCTTGGTGTATCATGTACTTTGGATAATGCAACTACAGATATTACTGTAACGCAATCTCAAGCAGATGCAATTCAAGTTAATTATGTTGTAACACAAGTTTCTGGATCTGGTGTTTTAATTGGTGGTCTTGGCGGAAGTATAACAGTCTTTGAAAAAAATGGAACAACAATTACATTATCGGGAAATCCAGATACTAGTGGATCAGCAGTTTTAAACTTTTCTCCAGCATATGGATCACCTAGCACATCTTTCGCTTTTCTTATTGATAAAGTTGGAGCAGTAGATACAGTAGGAGTATCTAATGGTGGTAGTGGATATGCTAAAGGTGATACACTTACAGTATCGTCATTTGATTTAGTTCAACCAGTAGAATATCAAGTAAGTGTTTCCGCAACTGCAACTATTACTTTTAATGGGACTGTTCCTACTTCTTTCATATCAGTTGGTGATTCTTTGTATATTCCAGGTGGAGTTATTCAATCCACTTCCATTACAACACAAACAACTATTGCCGCAGAAGCAAATAATACTTACGCAAATTTAACAGGAACAACATCTGGTTCTGGTGTTAATGCTGTGTTTAGTATAGAAAGAGGATTTAGTGGTGATATTTCTTCAGCTACAATAACTGCGGGTGGCGTGGGATATGCCCAAGATGAAGTAATTACATTTCTGGGTGCTTCTGTTGGTGGATCAACTCCTGCAGATAATGTAGAAATTACTGTAAGTGGTGTTTCTGATGATGGATCCGCGGCTGAAGTTTTGGCGATTAGATCTGCTATTGGAAATATCACGTCTTTGGTATGTGCAGATACAGGTAATATTAATGATGCTAGCACAGTTGCAAAAGTTGGAGTTCCAGCAACTGTATATACTGTCAACACTTTTAGCGGTAGAAATGAATATTTTGTCGATAGTGGATCAGGAGTTCAATATCATCCAGATTTTGTATTTTATGCTGGAAGCACTTACAAATTTAACAATCCCCAAAATACATCGCACCCATTTAGATTTTCCCAATTTAGAGACGGAACTCACACACCCAGTAGTATTACTGGAATGTCAACAACTTTAGATACTAATAGTACAACAGTAACTCTCACGAGCACAACAGGAATTCTTGTTGGTATGATTGTTACTAGTACTGCAAGTGGAGGACAAGGTGCTGGAACTATTGGTTCGGATACACTTGTAGAAAGTATTGTTGACTCATTTAATATTACTTTAACAAAAGTTCCAGATTCATCTGGTTCTGCTGATCTAGATTTTTCTGGATATGCTTATACAGATAACGTAGTATACGAATCTGGATATAGTCAAATTACGCCAACTGCATCTACACCTTCGCCTTTATATTATTATTGTGCAGTCCACCCAGACATGGGTGGAGATGATAATAATGAAGCACAAATAACCATAGACTTAAACAACCCAAAAGTTTTTGGATCAGGATTTACTATTACGCTATCAGATGTTGAATCATCAAATATAGTTTCTATTAGTATTGATAACAAAAAACTAACAAGTAATGAGATTTCAGTAACTACAGGTGAAGTTGGTACACTAACCGTTCCTACTCTTTTAACTGCTCCTAATATTGCTGGTTCTGTTGCAAGTATTAACACAATCAATTCTTCTAGTAATTTTGCAATTAATTCTTCTGGATATGATGTTGATATAACTTCAGTATTCTTTAACGTTGGTAATTTATTCTCAATTGAAAGTTCTTCTGGAAATATTGAAACTTCTGGTGATGTAAAAATATTATCAGATTTAAATGTTAATGATAAAATTACAATAAGAAACAATGAAATTATATCCACTTCTGGAAATAATCTTGTTTTAAAACCAGCATCCAACAAAGTTACAAAAATTGATTCTTTATCTGCTCTAGTAGTTCCTGTTGGGGATACATCAGGTAGACCTGGATCCGGTGTTGCTGAAAATGGTGCTATACGATTCAATACAGACAATAGTCAGTATGAAGGTTATAGTGCTTCCACATCTTCTTGGTCTTCTTTAGGTGGTGTTAGAGATATTGATGGCAATACTTATATTTTAGCAGAACTTACTGCTGGAGCAAATGACAATACATTGTGGTTCTATAATGACAATTCTAATACCCTAAAGTTAACAACAGATCAATTACAATTCCAAGCAGTAAAAACATTATCTTCCCCAAAATTAGGTATTCCAAGTTTTAATAATTTTACATCAAATACTCCAGTTGTAATTGGATCTTACATTAAGTACAGAAACAATTTATATGAGGTAACATCTTCAGGAACAACGGGTGGTCAAGGAACAGAACCAATTCATTTATCGGGTGTCGCTAATAGTGGAAGCGCACAACTAACATTTTCTCAAACAGCAGTATCGGAACTAATTTTTAATGAAGTAGATGAAATTAGAGTAGGTCCTAATAAAGATTGTCCTATAATTATCGGACAAGAATTAAAATTAGATGACAATACAATTTCAACTCAAGTACAAGATTTAATTATCCAACCAAACGCAGGTAAACAAGTAATTGTAAATTCTGTAACACACTTCAGAATTCCTGCTGGAAACGACAATCAAAAATCTATTGCACCTGCTGGACCTGGTTCTATCAGATTTAATACTGACAATCTTCAGTTTGAAGGATATAGTGGTGCCAACTGGTCTTCTCTTGGTGGAGTTAGGGACGTTGATGGAAATACGTATATTATTCCCGAAACTTCTCCTGCAGCAAATGAAAATATTCTTTATTTTTACAACAATAACTCGAACACATTACAACTAACAGAAACTGTTCTTGACTTTACCAATATTGATACTATAACAACATCTGGTGGTACTAGTCTTTCTCTTGATACTCAAACATTAACTTTAAGTTCTAATGCAACCACTATTGATAACACTGATGTAAATTCTACATTTATTAGCACAACAAAACAATACTTAGATCTTGGATTGTCATCTGGTTTAAATGTTGATCCTGTATTAAGATTAGATAATCAAGGTGATGTATATCTCAATACAACATTTGGAACAGGATCTTTTAATGGTGTTAAAATTTTTGACGGTGAACTAAAAGAATTTGAACTTGCTGATTATAAACTAAGAACAGCAACTTTTACATTAGATAAAGGTGGATTAGAATCTTCATCTGTAGTTTTATATCCAAGTAGTTCAACTGGATGTAAAGTAACCGTTATGTCTAAATCAGACTCCGGGAAAAAATCTATGACCGAGTATTCAGTTATAGATAATGGTGTGGATATTTTTCATAATGAATATGGATCGTTAAATACTTCAGCAGATCAGTATACAGCAACATTTGATTTTACTGCATCTTCTGAAACTAGAATTACAATAGAATTAACTGATGATCACACTGTTGCTGATATTATTAATGTAACCGTATTAATTCAGGAAATTAAATAAAATGCCGACAAACATACAAAAATTTGAATCCCTTGGTGGATATTCTGTAGACGAAACAGTTCATATTGATGAGGGGCATAATGCGATGTCTCTCAATTCAATTGAGATGAAGAATGCATTTTTTCAAGATAGCAAAACAACAAATTATATTCTGAGAGGAGTAAATACTGCAACCCTAGAATTAGATGATGTTGGGACTCAAATTATTATTCAGAATAATACAGTTAATTTTATCACCGGTCATTTTCTTGGAGTCAATCCTTCTGGAGTAGTTTACTCAGGAAAAATAGAAAGTGTTGTATTTTGTGGTCCCGCAGGAGCAACTACAGTTCTTTCCAGTATGTTAACGATTATCAAGCACGATGTCCCTGGGGGCGAATCTTGGTCTATACAACCATTCACAGCGACCAATCGTTTTAGTTATTCGACTGTAAGATCAGGAACAGTGCAAACAATTAAATGGGCGGTATCCACAGAAGTTATAAGTATTGCTTGGGCTTAGTGCTAAATATATCATAGGAAAAAAGTCAAGGATACGACAGCGCCATGAGTTTTCATATTAATTCCGATAAAGAAAAAATTAGGGGCGTAAACCCTAAACTCATCGGTGATAATGAAGCTACAATTAGAGTTGGTTCTGGGGCAAATGAGCAAGAAGTCATGCGCCTTCAGAAAGACCCCCTTAGTGGTCTTCCTCGTGTAGGTATTAATAGAACTGGCCAAAGAGTAAATAATATTGATGTAGATCAAGGTGGATCTGGATATAATCAAGTTCCATTAGTTGTAGTTGACGCTCCTCCTGCCGGTGGTACACAAGCTCAAGCATCTGCTTCTATTTTTAATGGTAGAGTTACATCTGTTGTCGTTAATGATCCTGGTACTGGATATACATCTGCTCCAAACATAATTTTTACAGGAGGAAACGGTTCTGGTGCTGCAGCAACTGCTTTTCTTGATACTGTTGAGTTTGAACTTGACATTAATGGTGCTATCAGAACATCAACATCTATCATTTCTGATACAGCAAGAATTTTAAATCTGGATATTGAGAACTTTGTTACTCCAGATTTGGACATGAGGGCACCAAACCTCAAAACATTTATGAATGGCACTGGCACGCCTTGGGCTGCCAATGTTATTGTACAAAAAGATCAATATAGATATTCAGTTTCCAACGTATATCAAGCAGTTAGTACAGGAACTACAGGACCTTTAGCACCAGAACACAAAGATGGCATTGAAGCAAATGGAACTGTAAACTTTAAACACATTGGTTATAGGGTAAGCACCCCAACAGATTTTCAGTATTTGGAAACAGGTGCGGCAGGAGCATTCCCGCGTTCCATCACACCTTTACTTGGTGATAGATCAGATAAAATTGCTACTACAGAATACGTCCTCAACCTAGCAACGAATGACGTTGGTGGTCGTATCTATGTTTCACAACAGATTGGTTCTGACCTAAACGATGGTCGTTCTGCTGTGAACCCTGTCAGAACAATTAAAAAGGCAGCACAAGAGGCATGGAAAACTCCTGGTGTCAAAGAAACACTAATTGTTTCTGGTGGTAATTACGTAGAAGATAACCCAATCTCACTACCACCTGATTGCTCTGTTGTTGGTGATAACCTTCGTTTGGTGATTGTCCGACCCGGTAATGTTGGCAAGCATATCTTTAAGTTTGGTGATAAAAACTATGTTACTGGCGTAACTTATAGAGATAAAATTGACTCAAACGGAGATCCTACTGGAACGTGGGACTTTGCTATGGTCTTTGATGACAAGCAAAGAATTGTTATCGATAATGAAGTTAATGGAGATTTTGGTGTCGAGTTCCCAGTTGGACATCAAGTTTTTGGACCAGATAGATTTCGTATCTCTTTCCAAAATAACACAGGATTGGCATTACTACAATCAGGAGTTCAACTTTTAGGTTTGAACACTGGTGCTAGAGCAAATAGTTCTGGTGTATCTTTTACCTCATCAACTGGAGCAAATGCGTTTGTTGCAGGCACAATTGATGTGACATTAGCATCTGGTTCCTTTATTGAAGGAGACCAGTATAGTTATATTACATCAGCTGCGGTTGGTGGCGCAATCTCACAAACAATTAGTGGAACTTCTGGAGAAAATACTTTAAGGTTTACTACAGATCCATCAACAGATCTTCCAGTAAACAATGTTGTTTTCTTAGACGATACTGACAACTCATCATTCACTTCAGGTTTTTACCAAGTTTCGGTTGTTAATAATGGTAATGCACCCACGTATTGGGATGTTACTTTTGTTCCTATTCTAGGTGCAGTAGGATGGGATAGCATTTTATCGGATTCAACAATCACGATTAACTCTGCATCACCAACATCAAATACTCTTGACAGCACAAATCTTAAGTCGATTAGAGCTGAAGGTGAGGTTGTTTCTTATGATGAAGATATTATATCAACTCTGCCAATCACTAGGTTAGATTTCTCTCTACAGGGAGATCCTAGTATTGCTACTGGTGGTTTCCAATCTGATATTTATGGAGACGCAGAAGATATTGGTGGTGTTGTTGTTTACACCAGTGCTCTTGTAGGTAGAACTAACTTCCACGAATTTAAAGAAGGTCAAGAAATTATTCTTGAAAACCTCCCAACTTCTGGACCAGACTTATCTTTCTTAAATGGAAAGCAAAGAATTTACAAAGTCCTAGAAGATGCTGATGGTCGCGCACGACGTTTTGTTATTCCAAAAAAAGTTCCTTCTCTATCAACTGCAAATTTCTCCCCAAGTGAATTTGCTGTAGTAAAGTCATATTCTAAGTCTGTCACACTTTCATTACTAAACTCACCAAACAAATTTGCCCTAGCAATTCCTGCGGAAAGAAGATATCAGGATGCTTGCCAGTTAATTAGAAATAATAGAGACTACATCGCAGAAGAAGTAGTTGGTATTATTAATGAGCAATTCTCAAAAGATTATTTCGCAGTATATAATCTTGACGCTGTTAACAATACATTTGACATTTATCTAGGTCCCACAGATCATATAAACACATATGTTAGTGGTGGCACAGTAACATTTGGTGGTACTTCATATGCAATTAGCAATTTTGTATACGATAATGCTACAACTGGCGTTGCTACAATTACAACAACGGCAGCTGCTATCGCCGCATTATCTGAAGATGATGTTGTTAAACTAGCAGACATTCTTATTTCTTGTAGTGCTGGTCAGAAAATTTATCCTTCATATAGTTCCCCAACTTCAGGAAATAATACTGGTACTGATGGTGATGAGCAATGTAAGCAAGATGTAATACATTTCCTTAATGCTCTTGTAAGAGACCTGGAGTTTGGGTCTAACCACAATATTATCGAAGCTGCTTCCAAGTATATTATTGACGGAAAGATTACTTTTATTGAAGATGAAATTATTCAAAATGCGCGAGCAATTGAATATGCTAGAGAACTAGCAATTTATGCAATGTGCAATTGGAGGATTAAGAATAGAACACTTTCTGATCCTTTATACACCACAAAATATGCTACATCAACAAGATATACTGATTTAACTATTGTTAACACAACAGCAGGAACTCCTGCTTGTGATGATGTAAGATCTGCTATTGATACATTAGCATACCTTTGGTCAGATGTTATCACAAATGATGCGTCTGGAACATATCTTGATGCTGCTTATCTAATTGCTAAAAATGCTGATCTAATTGCAGATGAAGCACTAATCAAAACAGAAGCAGCGTATCCAACTTTAAATCTCTCTGATATTCGTCAGAGAAAATGTCGTAGAGATATCAAAATTGTTCTTAAGGGTCTTGTAAGAGACTTAGTGTTAGGAGGAAACCATGGTGTTGTTTCTGCTGCAGAATCGTATTTTAGTGGAGCCGTTCTTTCTGGAATTCCAGAAGCACAATTAGATGAAACCAGATATGCATTCCAGCAAGTAAAAGATCTTGCTATCGCAGCAATGCGTAATTGGACAGATGGAAATATTTTAGCTACGACACCATCTACTGCTACGTATGCTCCAAACACTGGAGTATTCACAGTAACATTCCCAAATCCAGCAGCAGCTCCAGTAGCAAATCAAGACAGAATTGCTTTTGCTGAAGGAGCAATTACATTCAGTTGTGCTCATGGTAGTGGTGGTAATGATGCAAGTCCATATAGAACAGACGCAAATTTTGGACAAAGTTTCTTAATTACGAATGTTTCAAACAATAGTGGAAATACTATTGTTACTGCCAACGTTGGTGTAGGTGGAAGCAATACAGACGCACACACGTTTGCAAGTGCTTTAACAGGCGGAACTAAAATTATCTATGCTCCATACCCAACAACTTCATTAATTCCCCAATTTGAAGATTGGAGTATTTTAGAAGATAGTGCAAACCCATCATGTGCTGCTATTGCTTCTGCTATTACAACAGCAATAACAACCTTTGATAGTATTTTAGAGTATGCTTCTGATGCTGTTAATGGTGCTGCTCCTGGATCTATTGCACAGACCTTCGGAACTTTATATGAAACGAATAGTCTTCTGACTTATCCGACTAGTTTCATTAATGACTTCGGTAATAATAGGATGGCAGTTCGTGGTGTGTATGATGATTATCCAATTATTGAAGCATCTCCATATACACAGAACGCTTCAGTTATTTCCTTTAGAGGTGGTAGTGGTGCTGAAGTTGATGGTGATAAGGTTAAGCAACCTAACTGCCCCTTCCCTGGTCTAGAACCAGACGGAACAGCATCGTTCCCTAATCAGGGTAAGTCGATGGTTGCTGCGGCATTCACGATTGTTTCCTTCGGTGGCACAGGATATAAAGTTATCAACGATGGTTATACCCAGTTAGTTTCTGTCTTCGTTATCTTCTGTCAGGATGGTGTTTTCTGTGATACTGGTGGATATGCTTCTATCACTAACTCTGCTACTAACTTCGGAACCTTTGCTCTAAGAGGAACAGGTTTCCGTAAAGACGCATATGAATTTGATGCTGGCATAGTCAATGTTGTTTCTCAAACACCAACTGGCAGAACTATCCTTACTGTTGGTAATATCGGAAGAGAACCACTAGAACATTACATTGTTAAAATTGATGGTTATAGAAACGCAGATCCAGATAAAGAATTCTTTGTCGAATCTGTAAGCGGAGTTACTGTTGGTCCTCCTTTCTCGGCAATACTTACGATTGATGATGGTATTGGAAATGGTTTAACTTTAATCGAGGAAGCAACTGGTAATACTGTTTCTGGTCTAACAGCACTACAGCAAGCATTGACACCATCAGCTTCAGCAAATGCTACGATTAGATTACACAGACCATCTATCGTCAACTCCTCATCACACACTTGGGAATTTGCAGGTTCAGGAACTAACTACTTAGCTCTTCCAGAGAACGGTGGAACTAAAGTTGAGGCAAACGAGCAGGTATCCGAAAACTATGGTCGTGTATATGTTTCAGGTACTGACGAACTAGGTGATTTTAAGGTTGGAACATTTGCAAGAATCGAGAACAGAACTGGTAATATTACCTTTACTGGCACGGTTACAATTTCAGAAGTTGAATTCTTGAAACTGAAAGGTGGCGACGTTGTTGTTACTGGATTCGATAACTCCAATACTCTTGGTGGTGCTAATGCCACTGACTCCAAACTACCTACACAGAAGGCAGTTAAAGATTATATCACAAACTCTCTTGGTCCATACATTAACAAACCATATTCTACGAACGCTGTTCCTAGAGCACTGGTTGAACTTACAGATTCTGGTAAAATTTCTCTTGATCAGATCCCTGCATTAAGACCATTTAGTATTTTTACTATCGTAAACGAAACGGAAAGACTTGCCTTAGAAGGAGCACTTGCTGGAGATATTGCTATTCAAGATAATAGTGATGTTGCAGATGGTACGCCACAGTCATTTATTCTAAACAATGATCTATCAAGTCTGTTCCTTGGATTTGCTGTAGATGCATCACTAGCATTTAATATTGGTGATGTATTTACCGGTTCTCCATCTACAGGAAGAATTCAATCTACCGAGTATAGAGAAGGCGTATTATATAAAATTAATATTACAGAAGGTGGTTCTGGATATACTGTTGCTCCAACGGTAACAATTTCTGGCGGTAATCCATCAGCAGGTTCGGTTCCTGCAACAGCAACTTGTACTATTGCTAATGGCGAAGTTGTTACTATTACTGTCACAGAAAATGCAAGTTATGTTGGTGGATTAGGATACACCACACAACCGATAATCACTATCGCAGCACCTCCTGGAGCTGGCACACAAGCAACTGCTACTGCATTTACTGAAAGTAGATTGTATGGTAATATTGTCAATCAGATCAAGATGCTTGATACTGATACATTTGATGATACTAGCACTCCTGCAAATTCAATTAATATTCTCAGGGTTGTCAATACATCATCATCACTTATTAGCAACTGGGTATCACTAAGTAGTGAAGCAGTTGGTGTTGGATCTCTTACAGGTCCTGGTGTTATTTCCACAACTTTATTGGGTTCTGAAGCGGCAAACTCTTTCTCTTTCTTACGAGGAGACCAAAGTTACGCAAAAGTTGTTCAATCACTAAAAGGAGCAGAAACAAGATACTTTGCAAGATTGTTCTCACAAGCATCTTTAGGTTCAAGTTCTTTTATTTTCCAGGGTTTATCTGGAGTTTTGAAAGGACACTCAATTTCTGATAGTATATCTGGAGTTGTAGCAGATACTACGGTGAATGGTGTTATTGTAGTTGGAAATCTAACTACAGTTTCTTTCAACAATCCTATCGATGCTACTATTGCAGCAGGAACTGTTATTGAATTTGGTCGTGGTTCTTCCCCACTTGTTTTTGATTCCACAAATACTGGAGGAGAATTTGTTGATTCTGTTGTAATCGCAAATCCAGGCACCGGATTTACGGATGGTCAATACTTTGATGTGGCATTAGATGCACCTGCAGGACTTAACGGAAATAATCTAAGAGCAAATATTATTGTTGGTGAGAATGGACAAAACGGTCAAGTCACAACAGTCACTGTAACAAACGCTGGTGATGGATACACTCAAGATTTCCAAGTTACTCCAAACCCATCAGTAATTGGTGCTGGTTCTAATTTAGTTTTACTCGCTAAAGTAGCTACTACACAAAAACAATTTGCTAATATCTCTCTTGATATTCAAAGAGTTTCCGATCTAACAATCTCACAAGATTTATTTGGAACAATTGGTGTTGCTAGATATAAAAAATCTCAGTTTAATATTGGTAATGAAGGAAATGGATCCATATCTATCAAGATGGGTCCTGATAGTGGATTGGATGCTGACTTGCTAGATGGTCAGCAAGGTAATTATTATCTCAATGGTGCTTTCTTCGTTGATAGTAGCATCAATCCAGATAAACTTGCTAGTGGAACATACGGTATTGATATTAGTGGTAGATCTACTAACACACTTCGTGTTGATACTGGTATCAGCAACCCTAATGCAAACCCTGCTCCAAGTGATGCTGTTCAAGGTGTAACACTACAAACCTTATTCAACAGTTCTAACGGTCTACTATCAGCATATCCAAGTGTAGATACTGGAAACCAAAACTCTGCCAAGCATTTAGTAATGACTCTCCGTAACGGAGAAACTGGTGGAGACGCTACGTATGGTGGTGTAAGACAACTTGCATTTGCTAATAACGACAGAATCTACTTCCGTGGATCTGGTGATGCTGTATCAAATTACAATTCTTGGTTTGAACTTTGGACTTCAGGAAACCAGGGTATTAGTTCTGGAATGGATTCAGACAAACTTGATAACAAAGAAGGCGTCTGGTATCAAGATGGTTGGAACATTAAAGAGAACACAATTTTTGAGACTAGACTTCCAACATGGAGAAGTTCTACTAAATTCAGAGATAAAGTTGAAGTTTCCTCATATGCAGGACCAGAAACATATTATAGAATTTTTGTACGACAAAACCTTGATGTTGATCCAGGTGGAGATTTTGAAGCTACTAAAACAATTGATATTTACAATATTAATAAGCAAAGTGTTGGTGATTTTGTAATTACAGCAACAGGACAAAATGTTGACTTAAATGATTCTTCCAATACATACACGATGCTTACCGGAAGACTTAGTTCTGGTGGTAATATTGACTCTGCAGTTTATCTTGGGTATGCTGGAGATGAAAGGGAGTTTGAACAGTTTGAAATTTTTGATGATAACACAGTTCAATATGCAGAATTAGGCAATAATTCTGGAACTGGTTATCTGAGACTTGGTAGATATGATGGTATTGCCGCAACTCAACCATATATCTATTTCAACTCCTCTCAATCACAAGCAGTAGATAATAATGGAGATCCTACTTATAACTCTGCTATTATTGCTGATGGTGGTGATGCATCAGAAGGATCTGGTAGTCTTGAGTTTAAGGTTGTTGACGAAAACGAACTTAAAGTTAATAACAACATTATTTGGAACGCAGGTAATGTTGCATTTAATTCTACCAATGTAGCTTCTACATTATCACTCAAGTCTGCTGTGATGAGAGATACCTCTGGTAATTTTACTGCCGGTACAATTACTGCTGGTATTATTGGTGCTGCTTCTCTCAACGTATTGAAAACTGGTGATACCATGACTGGTGGTTTGACTATCACCGGTAATAACAATATTATTATCCAAGGAACTGGTACTCTTTCAGTTGGTGGAAACACGACAATTACTGCAGATCTCACTGTTAATAGTGGAGTTCTTTATGTTAACTCTACAAATGATACCGTCAATATCGGTCAAACTGCAGATGCAAATCCTGTCAAGTTTAATGTTTACGCAGCACTTGGTGCTGATGAGTTTGATACAGCAGCAGCATTATCTTCTCAGATATCACTTTATCAATCAAGTGTATACAACCAAGTAGATACTGGCGAATCTGGTATTGTATTACAGCATGGTGCTTCTGCTGCTGCCCAATGGGGTATTTCAACACACAGAACATCTGCTGATGTTGGTGAATTAATTATTAGAACCAGAACAGCAACTGCTACTTCTGCTGTAAGATTGAAAATTTCTAATGGTGGTAGTATTACTCCTGGTGCTACTAATGACCAAGATCTTGGCAGTAATTCACTGAAGTGGGCGAACGTTTATTCGCAAATTGCTACTATCAAAAATAGCACAAGAATTGGAGATGGCACTTCCAATACAGAAGCAGATCTACAATTAAGAGGTGGAGCAGCTGGTGCTGGCGGTGGTAGAGGATTCCGTATTGGATCAAACATTGGTGGTGGTGCAGATTTACTTGAAATTTATGCTTCTCAATCCAATGGTGGTGTTGACTGGAAGAGTTTGGCATCACCAAATTCTTTACCTCCAGCACTCGCAATTCAAGGAACCAACAATAGAGTTGGCATTAATACAAATATTTTTGCTGGTACTGATACTAGCGTTACACCTAATGTAAATAGAGATTACATTCTGAACGTTCAGGGTGATATGAACCTGAACGGTCAATTCTATCAAAACAATGAAGAATTTGTAACTTCTAGATGGACAGAAGCAGTTAACCAAGAAGACATTTATAGGTTATCTAAGGTTGGAATTGGTCCAGAATCTGATTCTGTTATCGCTCCACAAAAAGAGTTAGTTGTTGGTGGAGATATTGAAATTGCCAATGGACAATTTAAAGGTGATAATACCTTAACTGGTGGATCACAATGGTTCAGTCCTGGATACTTTGGTGTTGATAAATCAGTAGTACTTGATCCAACAGAAACATATGGAGCAGTCAAATATAGAAGGGTCAACCCTGGTGAATACTATTGGTGGTTATTGATTGTTTCTCCTGTCACAGCAACAACATATACTACAGTATATGGCGCAAAAATTAAATCTCCACCTGGAGGAACAATTGGAGAAATTCTAGAATTTGATTTTGATTCTGCGACTGGAATTATTGGCACTCCAAATTTAACTACTGGCGGAGTTTACTACTTAGCATGGTTAAGTGGTGATGGCGGCAGTGGCGGTAGTCCTAGTGGAAGCATATTTGCTGACGCAACTGTTTCAGGTGAAATTGATTTCGTGCAGATCAACTCTTCGCCAACATCGGGAAATGTTTACGATTGTGCCGGTAATACTGATACTGGTGATAGCATTCATATTCAGTTATTGCCTGCTAAAGCTTCATTGTTTGCAAATGGTTTTGAGCAATGGACTGATAGTTATGGTATGTTTAAAAAATGTAAGCAAACAATTGACGAAACTGTTGTTGTTCAAAACGGGGAATACATTGTTTCCTTTGGAGAATTGACAATTGGCGCTGGTAAAGAAGTTACTATTGAAAATGGTGGCAACTGGACAATACAATAAATAACTAATAAATAGATAAGATAAAGAGCTTTAGGATATGTCGTCTCTTAATGTAGATAAGCTTAATGTAAGCGTTGGTATTGAACTTCCTTCATATACCTCTAGTAATAGACCTGCAGGTGCTGTCGGTTTAATGATATTTAATTCCACTAGCGGAACTGTTGAAATTTATGATGGAACTAGTTGGATTTCAACAGGACAGGGTGGTATTGAAGCTTCTGGTGGTATTGTTAGTGTAAGTGGCAATTTTAAAATGCACGCTTTCACTCAACCAGGAACTAGTGCTTTTACTGTAACTTCAGTTCCAGATGGAACTCAAGCAGAAGTTCTAGTGGTTGCTGGTGGTGGCGGAGGCGGTGGATCTCATGGCGGTGGAGGCGGAGGCGGAGGCGGTGGACTTGTTCATCACACTTCATATCCAATTGCTGTTGGAACTTATAATGTAGTTGTTGGCGATGGGGGTGTTGCGGGAACTGGATACAACGCAAACACAGCGAACGATTCTTCTTCACATGGTAGACCAGGTGGAGATAGTTATTTCGATCAGATTCATGCTATTGGTGGTGGAGGAGGAAATGAATCCTTCTACTATTTCTCCATCTATAAGAATGGTGGATCCGGTGGTGGCGGTGGAGACTGGTGGCCAGCGACTAGAGCAGGAAACGTGCCTGGTGGCAGAGCATGGACTGGTGGTAATGCGCTCCAAGGAAATAATGCTGGCGGAACATACTACGGTAATGTTGGTGGAAGTAGAGCAACGGATGATGGAGCTCACGCAGGACCACATGAAGGTGCTGGTGGCGGCGGTGCTGGTGGTATAGCAAGCGGAGGATCTGCATCGGTTGCAGGTAATGGTGGAATTGGAAAACAATTAAATCAATTCTCCCCATATGGTTTTCCATCAGGATGGTTTGCTGGTGGCGGTGGTGGTGGATATTTCACCACAGGTGGTGGTTCTGCTAACAGATCAAATAACTCTACTGCTGGTTATTACGGTGGTGGTGGACGTGGTGGTTCTACTGGATATAGTCTTTATGGCGAAGATGCTGTAAACGCTGCCGGTGGTGGTGGTGGTGGTGGATCTTCCAACAACAATGGCATTTCTTCTGCTGGAAGGGGTGGTTCTGGTATTGTTATTGTCCGTTATCAGGTTTGATTTAAAATGTCACAATTAAACGTAGGTACTCTAAGACCATCTGAAGCATTCACTGTACCGCTTCAAAGTATAGCAACCAGAGATTCTATCAATCATTCGGTTGGAGCAATTATTTACAACACAGATTCTAATGTTGCTCAAGTTTTAACTGCAAACGACGGTTGGTTAAATTTAGGAAAAGGGAAAATTACAGCATCTGGAGGATCTGTAAGTTCTCCTGGTAATGGGTGGAAGTATCATGTATATACAGATACTTCCGCTACCTCTACTTTTACTATCAATACTTCAGGATTTCAAGCATACGCAGAAGTTCTAGTGGTTGCTGGTGGTGGTGGTGGTGGCGGATCCCATAGTGGTGGCGGTGGAGGTGGTGCCGGAGGAATTCTTTGGCAACCACAATGGTTCGCAGCACCAGGAACATATACAATAAAAGTTGGAAATGGTGGTGAAGCAGGTCCTCCCGGAAGTTATAATACTGCTGGAAATTATTACACCGGACAAGGAGATGGCACTTTCTTCCATGGTCGCAGAGGTGGAGATAGTTACATAACATCAGATAGTGATGCTCAGGTAAAATTCATCGCTATTGGTGGTGGTGGTGGAATGGAATCTTTCTACACAAATAATGAACAAAGATCTAAAACTCCTACCAATTTTTGGGGACAACCTGATGGTCATGAAGAAAAAAATGGCGGAAATGGTGGAGGATCAGGAGACTTCTATAGTAGTGTTCAATCGTGGGTGACACATAACCTAGGTGGTAGAACTACCCAAGGAAATTTTGGTGGATACGGATATGGAAACAGTGGTGGTTCCAGATATGCATATGGTCCCGGTCCACACAACGGACCTTTTAATAGAAAAAATGATGGAACTTATCCGTCAGGAACTGGTGGTAGTGATGGTGGATTTGTTCCAAGAAATTATGGAATGAATGGTCATGGACAAGATAGCACACATGGACAACCACACGAAGGTGCTGGTGGCGGTGGATGTGGAGGATATGAATTAGGTCGTATGGGTAGTAATACTGATTATGGCACTAATATCAACTGGCCAGCAACAGTAAGAGGTTGGGGACAAGCAGCGCCAGGTTCTGGTGGTCCTGGTAGATATTTTCCCGGATTTGAATATTGGGGAACTACACAAATTAACGGAACTTCTGGAGACAGAGGTTGGTTTGGTGGTGGTGGAGACGGTGGTCAATACTACTACACCACTAATGGTGTTCGTGGACCAAACAATAAAGGTGGAGGTGGCGGTCAAGGATCTCATTGGGATCCTAGTTATAACCAAGCTGCTGGTAATGGTCTTGTTAACACTGGCGGTGGTGGAGGTGGTGGTTCCTCTAATAACAATGGAGGTGGAAACCAAGGTGGAACTAAAGCAGGAGCAGGAGGTTCCGGTATTGTTATTATTAGATACAAAGAATAATTACCAAGACCAACAAACAAAAGTATCTCTAACACCACTGAGTATTGGACTTACTCTATGTTGATACATAAAATTTGAGGGGAAGCACACCACTTCCCCTTTTTTTAATGCTATAGAATAATCTTCCCAGAATACTAATTCTCCACCTTCATAATTATCATTAAGTGCTCCAACAAAAGATACTGCTGGAATACCAGGATTACTACCATCAAATAAACTTTTGATGTGATCAAAATGCATCTCCATTTTCTGATTAATGTGGTAGCGATTAAACCTAATTTCAGAAATCGAAAAAATAAATTGAGATGTATTTTGACATGATTTGTCTGAGTATATCTCTTCGTATTTTTTGCCAGTCTTAACAACAAAAGAATTTAAAATAGAGTCAAGTGGTTTTGAATAAGTTACATCTGGTTCTTGAGATGTCTCTTCTTTTTTAAATTTATCTCCGCTTATAGATCCCCATTGATGTTTTTCCCAATGGTTAGATTCCAATTCTTTCAGCACATAATCACATATAGCATCGGGTATAGATTTTTCTACAAAAATAAAATCACTGATTTTGCTGGATTGCTGCATTAAAAAGATCCTCGATACTTACTTTTTGTTCAAAATCATACCATCCAGTAGCGATATATTTTGTTTGAGTTTCACTCATGACCCCATGGTGTGTATGAGTCCAATATGCTGGCCAAATAACTAGTCTTCCTTCAACAGCATCTGTTGTAATGTCCCAGTTAGTAAAGTGAGTTCCACCTTTATCAGTAACAGTATTTAAATAAAACATCCATGCTAAAATTCTAGGAGACGGACCATCCATATTCTCACAATGAGGAGAATGATATCCCTGCCCTGGTTCATATTTCTGTAGGTTATACCTTTCAGATAATTCCCAAGTAGCTACATTATCAATTTCTTTATGCTTTTCTCTATATGTTTGAATGTATTGCAAAAGAGTAGAAGCAAGAATTTTATCTGGTTCTGACCAGGTATGAAAATTCATCCAAATATCAGTAGAATCTTTGTAATCTTTATCTACCTTAATATCGTTATGATTTTCTCCATATATTTGACCATTATGTTTAAGTTCTGGTGGAACCTCTTCAAAATATTCAATAATTTTTTTGCATAATTCTGGAGAAAGAGCGTTGTCGTATACTTCAATAAAATTCATTTTAGGTTAAAGGAAATAATTGTTCTTGTTTTATCACTCATGTTTGATGAAGCTTCGTGCTGTATCATAGCAGGAAAAATAATAAGATCTCCTTCTTTAACATTAGGTATGTTAGAGTTATATTGTCCTAGAGTCTTTTTTTCCCATGAAAGATGTGGAGAATAAAAAGTGGTTGGTGAATGTTCTAAACTATCAAACTCAACATATAAAATTGCACTCCAACCTTCTATACCATGATTATGCACAGAAAAATTATTATATTTTTCATAAGTTTGAAACCAAATAGAAGTTAGGTTCCAATTATCATTTGTCGATCTACAAAACTCCAGGATTTGATCATCTAAACATTCAATAACAGTTTTAGCATACTCAGGAGGTTTTTCTAAATTATCAAAGTAATCTGTGTAGTGATTTTTATCACCATGTCCACTAGTTTTTGATTTTTCTAATTTATATTGTTTAAAATTTGGGAGACTATTTAAAATTATTTTTTTCTTTGTTTCCCAATCAGGAATACTGTAATTATAAAATGGTATTCCAAATTTAATGTCTTCCATTAATTTACAGTAAGATCCACAGCAATAATTTTATCATGTTCATCCCAATTACATTTTCCAGAAGGAAAACTGTTAAATGCAATTGACCACCTAGGATCATCTCCTTGATGTGGTTCTGTGTAATGTTTCATGTACGCAGGAAACAATACTAATTGTCCTGGGTAAGCTCTAGGTGTCCAAGTATCATTCGTAGTTTTATCAAAAACCTGAAGACCCCTGAGTTTTTGTTCTACGGGATCCATGAAACATGTTCCAATACCATCATGAAGATGAAAGACTCCAGAGACCAAAGACATTGTATGGAAATGTGCGTGGTGTTGGGCATGTTTAATTGACTTATTACCCCACATTAAAGTAGGTTCAAGTTTTTCACACTGCATTTCAAATCTTTTTCTGTAATAATCAAGGCAAATTTTTACCCATGCAGTAAGTTCAGCAAACTCTTGTCTTCTATGAAGTTCCCTATCTAAAGTTTGAACTGCTCTTACGATAACAGTTTGTGCCATTTGTGATGGAATTGGATCTTTAAATTTTGCTGCATTCTGTTCTTCTTCTAATTGGTGTCTCTTGTCAACTTCTTCATCGAGAATAGGAATTAATTTTTTCCAATCAACTTTATCCGATAGATCAAAGTTAAAGATATACGAAGGAAAAATACCATCAATGTTTGCTTCTAAATCCATATCAAAATGCGCTAATAGCTTTTACAATGTTGAAGGAGATAACAATTTTCTCCCCTTCGTTTTCTTGGCGAGGTGTTCCATGAATCATATTACTCCTAAACATAAGTAGTCTAGCAGGATCACAGTTATATTTTGTTGTAGACCAGTTCAATGGGTTGTCATATTTAGGGGGTTCAAAAGGTGGGTTAATTGAGTCATAAAAAACAATTTGATTTTCATCAATTGTTTTTACATAGAATGCTCCTGCCATTATACACCCTGGATGTGAATGTGGAAACAAAAATCCACCACTATTACTTGTATTACACCACATATTTCCAATAAAACATTGAGAGATATAGTCTTCACAATACCCAAGACGATCCATGTAAAACTTAAAGTTGTCCATAATAGCAGATGACAACTCAGAAAAATATTCTTCCTTATGAAGATATCTATTGGTTAGGTGTGTTGATTCTACTTGAAAACTTTCAGTTTTTACAGTTTTAATTTCTTTGCATTTTTTTTCTAACTCTGGTAACAAATCGCTACACACATCATCTCGAATGTAAACCGTTTTTGGAAACCAAGTTTCAATCCTAGGTGGTTGGGTAGACATTTTTATGGTATAATTCTAAATATAGTACAGTATACCATCTTATATAAAAAATGTCAATTGAAATGGAAGGAAGGCATGGTGTTGAATTAGAAACTGCAGAACTCCTATGCAGAAAAGCTGCACCAACAAATAGAGAGGTTGAATTTCGTAGAAAACTTGGTATTGTATTTGGAGACCAAATACTCATTGCTTTGGCACTGGATATTGCATACGATATTATTCCAGGCAAAGGTGGTCTTTTTTGGAAGATTGCTGAACCCGTTATGGAAGAATATAAAGATGTAGTAGAAAGACTAGATCCCAAAAATATTAAAATGTATGCCGACAAAAAACCAGATGAATTAACCGCTGCACATTTGCTAATTGATGACGGTCCAACTCCACCAAATGGACAAGCATAAATAACTCTATACACAATTACATGTGATAACCATGGATCCAGCACAACTCAAAACAAACTTTGAAGAGCAGATTGCTACAACCGAAAAGCAAATTGCTGAACTCGAAGCAAATCTAGTCAAAGCAAAAGAATATAAAATTAAGTTAGAAGGAGGTCTAGAAACTCTAGGTCTTCTAGAAGACAAACCTGAGGAAGAAGCAGAAGCAGCACCCACAGAAGTAGTAGAATAACTCTCAGATCCCTTCTTCCTAAATAGGTAAGAAGGGATTTTTTGTGTGTAATGGCGTCTCCAAATTCAAGAGCTGATCTTATCACATATTGTAAGAGGCAACTTGGTGAGCCTGTATTACAAGTTAACATTGATGATGAGCAAGTAAATAATGTTATTGATGATACTTACCAGTTCTTCCAAGAGAACTGCTACAACGGTATGGAGAGATGTTTTCTAAGGCATAAAATTACTGACGAAGACATAACTCGTTTTGATAGTAAAGCGACAACATCATCAGGAACAACGGACTGGGAAGAATCTACTAATTATATTCCTATCCCAGATCATGTAGTTGGTATCAGTAAAGTTTATGGTCTAGTCAGCAACTCAATTAGATCTAATCTTTTTGGTGTTGAGTATCAAATGTTCCTGAATGATCTATATGCATTCGGATCTCTTGATATTGTCAACTACTTTATGAATAAGCAGTATCTAGAAACTCTAGATATGATTCTGAATAATGGAGCATTCCAACAATTTAGATATACACAACGTCGTGATCGTTTATATCTTGACATCAAAAAATCATTCCTCAATAAAGAAAGATATCTTGTAATTGAGGCACATAGGATGATTGATCCTACAGATGCTACAGAGATGAATAATGATATGTTTGTCAAGAAATATGCTGCTGCTCTCATGAAGAGACAGTGGGGTCAAAACTTGATTAAATATAACAACGTTCAACTACCTGGTGGTATCACCCTTAATGGTAGAGAACTATACACAGACGCACTAGCAGAAATTGAGAAAATCGAAAGCGAAGTTCTCAGTAAGTATGCATTACCACCTATGGATATGATCGGATAAGATGCCTACTAGTCCCTATTTTCCAACTTACTACGCAGGTCATAGCGGCGAGCAA